CTACAAATTAAGAATAAATATTAAAAAACTTAGTATTAAAAAAGCAAATAAAATAAGAATAAGAAATATTAATAATGATGAAATTTTAAAAGATAAAACGATATTTGAAAATCTTTTAATGGAACAATTATTGTTATATTTTGAAAATAACACAAAAACAAAGAAATGTTATTATTATTATGCATTACTTCAATTATCTAAAAAAAAAGTAAAACATATTAATTATTTACTATTGAAATTTATAAATTATGTTTTAGATACCTATAAAAAAGATATCGATATTCAACATTTAATTAAACATTCTCATAAATATATTGAGCAAAATAAATTACTATCTCAATACAATGATGTTATGCTGTTTAGTCACCAAAAACAAATGTTTAACTTAGTAAAAAATAATAATGATCCTAAGTTAATATTGTATCAGGCTCCTACTGGCACTGGTAAAACAATGACTCCAGTGGGATTGGTAAATAGTAAAACAGTTATATTTACTTGTGCTGCTAAGCATGTTGGTCTTCAATTAGCAAAATCGTGTATCGCTTTAAATATTCCAATAGCAATTGCATTTGGATGTGAAACGCCAGACGATATACGATTACATTATTATGCTGTAACTGATTTTGTAAGAAATAGAAAATCAGGTGGTATATTTCGTGTAGACAATAGTAACGGTGAAAAAGTAAAAATTATAATTACAGATATTCAATCTTACTTACCAGCAATGAATTATATGCGTGCTTTTAATGAAAAAGAAGATTTATTATGGTACTGGGATGAACCAACTATTACATTGGATTATAATGAACATTCATTTCATTCAATTATGAAGAAAAATTGGGAACAAAATGAAATACCTAATATTGTATTATCTTCTGCTACATTACCTACTAGTGAAGAAATATTTCCAATGATTGCTAGTTTTAAACATAGGTTCAATGGCGAACAATTCAATATTGTTAGTTATGATTGTAACAAAACAATTCAATTATTAAATACTCAAGGTAATATTGTAGTTCTACATGATGAATTTAAAGATTATAAAAAATTTAAGAAAAGTGTTAAGTTTGTCACAAAAAATAAAACGTTGCTACGATATATTGATGTAAAGCAAGCAGCAAAATTTATAATTTATATATTAGAAAATATTGAAATCGCGGATCATTATAAACCCAACGAATACTTTGAAAATATTCATGACATTACTATCCATTCGATTAAATTATATTACTTAAAACTGTGTAGACAATTAAAACAACATCAGTTTGAAGAATATAGGAAAAATAAAAAGAAAAATAAAGAGTTATCTGTTATAAAATTAACAACAAGTGACGCAAAGACATTAACAGATGGACCTACTATATTTATGACGAATGATGTTGAAAAGATTGGAATGTTTTATTTAAAGGCATCCAACATACCTGAAAATGTTTTAACAGATTTATTAAATATAATTGATACAAATGAAGAATATAGAAGTGCTTTGAATTTACTAATAAAGGAAGAAAAGGAAAGAACAGATAAAATAAGTGATAAAGTGTTGGATAGTGCTAGAGATAGTGATAAAGAAGCTAAAATTCAAAATGAATTTAATAAAAAAGTAAACTCATTTATGAAGAAAATGAAAAAAATAGAATTGAGTCCAAAATATATTCCAAATAGGGAGGAACACTATAGGGAATGGCATTCTAATAATGAAATCCCTATGAATTTATTTACAAGTAATATAGATGAAAGTATCGTAGAAGAAATTGTTTCATTAGACGTAAATAAAGAATGGAAATTGTTATTGTTAATGGGAATAGGTGTGTTTAGTAGTAAAAGTAATGTAAAATATATAGACATAATGAAGAAATTAGCAGAAAAGCAACAGTTATATTTAATTATAGCATCATCCGATTACATTTATGGAACCAATTATCAGTTTTGCCATGGATATTTATCCAAAGATTTGCAAAATATGACCCAAGAAAAACTAATACAAGCATTAGGTAGAGTTGGTAGAAAAAATATACAAAAATCATACAGTATCCGTCTTCGAGATAATAAAATCATTGAAAAATTATTTACAGAAGAAGAAAATAAAATAGAAGTAAGAAATATGAATCGATTATTCGCTTAATAGATTCAGTATTATGTTATGTATTAAATAATATAAATAATAAATAATATAAATAATAAATAATTATTTTTTATTATTTTTGTTTTTCTTCTTTACATACTTGTTTATAAATATTAAATAAATGAATGCATTCTTTAGGATTATGTGTTAAATTATGAACACCCGCTTCACACATAACCCAATTTAAAAAGGCGGTTCCTTTCTTAGTAAAAATTGTATCTGTATTTTCATCTTGTATTGGCATTTAAATATAATTATTTATTATATTTAAATTATTTTTATAATATTTAGTTTCCACTTAAAATATATAAATAAAGAAATAAATGGTATGATGGACTTTTGATGATATAAATATATTATAAAAATAATTTAAATATAAAATATTGTTTTTTGTTATAGCATGCAGATATTCGTAAAAACACTGACAGGCAAAACAATTACATTGGATGTAGAATCAAGTGATACAATTGAAAACGTAAAACAAAAAATCCAGGATAAGGAAGGCATAAACTAAAGGGGTGTGCCGAAAAGTATTCCACCATATATAAAAGGCTCTGTATATGGAAAAATGGTTGTAGTCCTTTATATGAATTGTAAATTATTTTAAAATAATTTATATAAACTCAAATGCTAGTGATCTTAAAGATTGCGAGACATTCAAATTGCAGGAAACTCCTTAGAGCTCATAATACCACTTTATAAAAGAAATGTTATAAAGGAACCCAGTTAATTGCTGGCTCCAATGGTAAAAATTTATGAGATTGGACAATCTGCAGCCAAGTTCCTAAGTTCGTTATTATTAGAATATGGAAAAGGTTCAGAGACTTAACGTTTGTCGGTTTGAAGGGAGTGATAACCCCTGATGATTACTTAAGATAAAGTCCGTCCTTATGAGAAATCATAAGGGTTTAGTTGGTCAACGACCCCCCGATCAACAACGTTTAATTTTTGCTGGAAAGCAATTGGAAGACGGTCGTACTTTAAGCGATTACAACATACAGAAGGAGTCAACGCTCCATCTCGTGTTAAGGCTACGCGGAGGCTATTTTAAAATGTAAAGTGATTTCTTTATTATATAATAACTTAAAAAGATATTTATATTATAATTCATATGAAGTGTCCAAAATGTAGAAAAGAAAAAGATGAAACCGAATTTAAAGCAAAAAATAATAGAATTGTAAAACAATGTTCTGCTTGTAGAGAAATGTGTAAAAAATGGCGAGCAAAAAATAAAGAAAGGGTAAAATTATATAATAAATTTTCAAAAGATAAGGTTGAAAATGATAATTTAAATTGGGAAACTATTAAAAAAGAAAATGAAATTACCGATAATGTTAAAGGTGTTCCTTCTCAACATAGGGTATTACACGAAACTGTTAATGAAATCATTGGAAAAAATTGTTGTACTTGTAAAGAATGGAAACCATTAACGAATTATAATAAATCTAAAACACATTGGGATAAATTAAGAAATGATTGCAAAGATTGTTTAGTTTCTTGGAGAAAACGAAATAGAAAAAAAATAAGCAAACATTATGCAGAATATGAACGAGAAAGAAAAAAAAGAGATCCGGCATTTAAATTAGTTAAAACAATGAGGAGTAGATTATTGAGTGCTTTAACAAGAAAAAATGCCAAAAAAAACTGTAGAACGATGGATTTAATAGGAGAATCTCCTTCTTTTGTAATGGGTTATTTGGAAGCTAAATTCACAGAAGGAATGACTTGGGAAAATCACGGTGAATGGCATATTGACCATATTAAACCATGTTGTTCGTTTGATTTAACAAAAGAAGAAGAGCAAATAAAATGCTTTCATTACAGTAATCTTCAGCCCTTATGGGCGGAGGAAAATTTGAAAAAAGGGGGTAAATATATTAAATAAAGTAATAAAAATATATATTACTTTATTGAAAAATCTTGATTATTTTTGTGTATAATAGTCCGATAAAGAACGACCACGTTCCAGATGTTTTTCAAGAAATTAGCCATTGTTGATCTGGGAATACCTTCATTATCTTTAATCTTTTTAAATTAGTTTAGTAAATATTATGATTAATCAAATGATACTATAATTTCAACATTTTCTTTTTTAATACTTTTTGTAGCAGAAATAGATAACTCTTCTCTTGTTTTTCTTGTTGATTTGTCTTTTTTTCCTTTTTTATTTTTGGATGTACTATTTCTTTTATTCATATCATGTGATATCTCGTCAAAGTTTTTTTCAATATATTCTAAAATTTTGTTTTCTAATATCCATCTAAAAAAATTCAATTGACCTATAGTAGTTTGTATATGTGAATCTTGTTTATACGGAATGGTTATTCTATCCCATCTACAAAATGGGTCAAATCGCTTCTTTGAATAAGCTCTCAACTTTAACTTGTATTCAAGATATACTTTAAATCTTCTTTCTACTCCATCACTATGTTTAAATTTATAAACTGTAAAAAACTTTTTACTATAATTTGTAGCAAACCAATCAATTAATCTTAATGATGTTTTTGATTCACCATTTATTATTGGTAATATTTTTTCAAGATTATTGTCTTTGTTATAGAAATTAAGCAAGTTAGTTAATAGTAATGAATTTTGTGTAATATAATTCGTCATATAATTATTATTATTGTTGCGTATTTAAATTATTATTTTGCCTTATATATTTTTCTTGGTTCATTAAATCATTTAAATAATTATTTTGGGAGAGAAAGGGATTACAACCTCTCTGAGTTATCATATCTCTTTCATTTATTCTTGTAGATATAGATTCTTTACTATCCGACTTAATAGATTCATTATATGTAGTAAATTCTCTTTCAATATTCATTTTAAATTTATCTGCTTTCTCTCCCATTTTCTTATTTGGTTTATTTTTAATCATTGTTTTCTTTAACGTTTCTCCTGGTTTTGTATATTTTTTATAAATCATATTAATAATATAAAATATTAAATAAATAATAATAATCTTTATTCTTTTTTAATTATTTTCATTTGTTTTGCAAAACGAAATGCTTCTGAATTCTTTGTACCTCTTTTAATGTTACATTTGTAACAACATATCTCAACATTGTCAGTAGTATGTCCTATACTATTATCCTTCCTTTCTAAAGTCCACTGTTCTGGATCTCGTATATTCTTAAACAATATTTTACATATCTTTCTACAATAAAAACATTTATGTTTTGATATTATCATTTTTTCAATTAAATCATCGTACGTTATAAATAATTCTTTATTTAATTTATTTTTTTTAATATCTTGCTGCTTGTATCCTGATATTTTTTTTTTAATTTCAGTTACATATAATTGCTTATGTTTAAAATCACAATTTCCATATATTTTCTTAATACATTCAACTTGTTCTTTTAAAGTAAACTCTTCTTGTGATATATCCATCATAGATGCTCTTTTTTTATTTTTTATACCTTTAATTGATTCTATATTAGTTTTACCCGTAATTTTTATTTTTTTCATATAAAAAATAATATATATTAAAACAACCATTTAAACAAATAAACAGTAATTATAATTTAACATTATTTATAAAATGGTTTAAACTCATTCTGTTATAGTATATTATATGAAAAATAAAGATGAATGTTTAGAACTCAAAAACATTAAGTATAAAACGATGCTAATGAATAACATTCAATCTTCAAAAGAGCCTGATGTTACTAATATTGAAAGTTTTTTAGAAAAAGAAAAAACAATGAATAAAAAGCAACATTGGAGCAAATTAAGTAAATTAAGTAAAAAAAATAAAATACTTGATTACTCTATTGAATATTCAAAAAAGCACAATTTAAATGAGAAAGAAATATCAGAATTAAAGTCGTTTCTATTAAAATCATTGGATCGAAAAAAACTACAAAGAGTTAAGGATGTTATTTATGATGTTGAAAATCAAATTATTATTAATATACCAACTTTAACAATAAATAAACAAACAAATAAATATACACTTAAAAATTTAGATAAAAAAGTGTCTACCTTAAAATCACTTGCTCCTAGAAAAAATAGAAAGAAAAAGGATAAGGACAATGATAAGGATAAAAAAGGTAAAAAAGATAAAAAGAAAAAAAGAAAAAAAGATAAAAGTTCAATGACTAAATCAGACAAATAATATAATTAAATTGATATAAAGTAAATATAATTATATTATAAAGAAAACATGTTTCAACATAATCACTTCAATGATTTACCAAAATTACATGATTTATATGATGAATTAAAGGTAGAAGATGATTTTACAAATACATCATATCATGAAGATTTTTTGGAAACCATCGATATATTTATAGATGAATATGTAAATTCACATATAATGGAATATAAGGAAAAAGATTTTGAAGATATAGTTAAAGAAGCAGTATATTCACAAATATTAGAAGTTTATAACGAACAAATTAATTATTTAGATTTATCGTTGGATGATACTGTAGATGAATGTGTTTATTTATATTTTACAAAAAATAACTGTCCTAGATCATATGATGATTCGATTGTTGTATCCAAACCTATAAATAGTATTATTACAAAACAACTAACCACAATTAAAAATAAGTATCAACCAGATCAGCGAACGAATGATTGGTATCATTTTCGATGGGATGGATTAACAGCAAGTAATTTATGGAAAATTTTCGATACCCAAGCAAGTTTAAACAGTTTAATATATAGTAAATGTGTTCCTATCGATATCAAAAAATACCAATCTGTAAATATTGATTCTGCCTTTCACAATGGGCATAAATATGAACCATTATCATTAATGATTTATGAAGAAATATATGATACAAAAGTAAGTGAATATGGGTGTATTACACATGATAATTATGAATTCTTAAAAGCTTCACCAGACGGAATAAATACAAAACGAGGTAATCCTAGATATGGTAGATTAGTGGAAGTTAAAAATCCTGTAAGTAGAAAATTAACAGGTATACCAAAAAAAGATTATTGGATACAAATGCAACATCAAATGGAAGTTTGTGATTTAAATGAATGTGACTTTTTAGAAACAATATTTAAAAGTTATGATAATGAAGATTTATTTATGAAAGATGGTTCATTCACAACAACGGCAGATGGTAAACGAAAAGGTATTATGATAAGATATTTTGATAATAAAGAACCTATATATGAATATGCTCCATTAAATATATCCAAGCAAGACTTTGATGTTTGGTATAATGAAACAATGGAAAAAAATAAAAATTTAACATGGATCGAAAATATATATTGGTATCTTGAAGATATATCAATTATATTAGTAACTAGAAATAGAAAATGGTATAATAAAGCCTTACCTAAAATGATCGAAACTTGGAATACAATAGTCAAAGAAAGAAAAGAAGGGTATGAACATAGAAAACCAAATAAACGAGAAAAAAAGGCCAAACCACCAAAAAAAATAAAAACACAAGAACCTGTTATATACAATAATGACGGGACAGATATAACAAGTGATAATTTTAACTTTTCCTATTTAAGCCAATCGAAAAAAAAAGATAAAATCATAATAAAAATAAATACAGATAATATTTAATGTTCAAATTGTAAAATAATAATACAATAGTTATTTTTTTAATTTTAAATTATATGATGTTAAATCATTAATATCCTTATTCATAACGTATGCTGTTTGGGGAACTTGAACTTGTCTCCATCCAACTTCATTAAATATTGTTAAATACGGTTCATGTCGCCATTTCATTGTATAATTTTCAAAAGCACTACATAATGGGTTTAAAATTACTTGATTTATTTTTTCTTTTTTTCTTATATTTTTTTTAAACATAATCAATAAAATAGTTATTTTAATTATGTTTATATGTTAATTGGATTTGATTATTAGTACGTAGTATATAATGAAGAACACATACTTGGAAATGGTTCTTTTCCATTGCAAGGAGATGATCTTAAATCAGGAGATATATTATTCGTAACTTGTGCATAACTACTCATTTCTGTTTTTGGTATATTTTTTACTTGTTGTGAATAATTTTGAAGTTTATAACCTTTTTCTTCTGAAGGTTTAAAACTATTCAATAGCAAATTATTATATGTCGAAGGATAATTTAACATATTGCTAAACCCTTCACGATTCATTTTAATAATTAGCACCGCTAAAATAGCCAAACTTAATAAAACATATTCAAAAATTCTTTTCATATAGTATATAATTTTGATTTAGATAAAAAAAACTATAAATTAAGTAATAAATTAATTCTTTTATAATAATCACTTAAAATAATAATAATATATTATTTTACAAATGTCTGAAAAATATGAAGATTGTGTTATTAAAAGAAATGGAACTAAAGAACCTGTATCATTTGATAAAATATTAAAACGTATTAAAACACTTGGTCAAGAAAAAAATAAACTACATGTTAATTATACATCACTTTGTCAAAAAATTATAGATCAATTATATGATGATATTACTACACAAGAAATTGATGAACTTACTGCTCAACAATGTGCTTCATTGGCTACAACACACCCCGATTATGGTATATTGTCCAGTAGAATTTTAATATCAAATCATCATAAAATGGTTGGTGAAAATTATTTGAATGTCGTAGAAAAATTATATAACAATACAGATATTCATAATATTCGTTCTCCTATTATTTCCAAAGAACTTTATGATATTGTAAAAGATAACCACGAAACAATACAATCTTGGTTTGATTTCGACAGAGACTATTTATTAGATTATTTTGGTTTTAAAACATTAGAGAGAGCTTATTTGTTAAAAATTAATAAAGTTATTGTAGAAAGACCACAACACATGTGGATGAGAGTATCGTTGGGTATTCATAAAGATGACCTTGAAAAAGCAAAAGAAACATATAATATGATGAGTAATAAATATTTTACACACGCAACTCCTACATTATTCAATGCCGGAACTCCTCGACCACAACTTAGTTCTTGCTATCTTATTGCCATGGAATCCGACAGTATTAAAGGTATTTATAATACATTAGGAGATTGTGCTGCTATTAGTAAATGGGCTGGAGGTATTGGTATGCATATTCATAATATTAGAGGTTCAGGTAGTCATATTCGCGGAACAAATGGAACAAGTAATGGCATTGTCCCTATGTTGCGTGTATTCAACAATACAGCACGCTATGTTGATCAATGTGTGCTTCCAGATACAACTATCTATACAACAGAAGGACCAAAAGAAATACAATTATGTGAGTCAACCAAAACAAGCATTTTTACAACCAATGGGCCTGAACAAATCGAAAATGTATTGGAACATAGTTATGAAGGGGATATATTGTATATTAATAACAATCTTTCATTTAAACCATTAGCTATTACCCCACAACATCCTGTATATTGTTTAAAAAATCAAAAAAAAGGAGTTAATTATGAAGTTATTAAAAATAGACTTGATAAAAAATTAATTACACCTGAATGGATTGACGCAAATGACTTAACTGAAGATGATATGTTAATATTTACACGACCTACATACGAGGTTGATAATTTAAAAATTACAGTTGATGATTGTTATATGTATGGATTATTATTAGGAGACGGTTCAATGAATAATGCTTCTACACAATCATACATTTCACTTCATTCTACTAATAAATCAAAAAATTTAGAATTTATTGAAAATTATCTATCAAATAAACTAGTAGAATACTTTATTTCACAAGAAAACAATACTACTAGAATTTCATGGAACAAATCATTACAATTACCTTTTAAATATACCACATTATATGATTCAAATAAAGAAAAAAAGATTCATAATGAATGGTTAAATTTACCTATTGAAAAAGCAAAATATATTGTAAAAGGGATGATTGATAGTGATGGTTGTAAATCAAATGAAATAACATTTGATACTACTTCCAAAAACTTAGCTGAATCACTTAGATATATTTTATTAAGAATGGGAATACCTACTGGTGGATATATTAGAGATAGAATAGGTGAAAAACACACAAGTAAATATGGTGATGTAATTGAAAATAAGAAAATTTCATATTGTTTGCGTATTCCAAAAACACAGGAAATTTCAGAATTGCTACAAGTTGAAAAAGGTTCTTTTACAAAATTTTTCACATATAAAAATTTAATGTTTAGTAGAATATCAAGTATATCAAAATCACATTATAAAGGAACATTATACGATTTACAAATGAAAAAAACACATGATTATATGATACATAATGGAGTTGTACATAATGGAGGTGGGAGACGTAATGGGTCTTTCGCTATTTACTTGGAACCATGGCATCCAGATATAATGGAGTATTTGGACATGAAAAAAAATCATGGAGATGAAGAAGCAAGAGCACGTGATTTATTTTATGCTCTATGGTTAAATGATCTATTTATGGAGCGTGTTAAACAAAATAAAAAATGGACATTAATGTGCCCTGATACATGCAGAGGATTATCTGATGTTTATGGTGATGATTTTAAAACGTTGTATGAAGAATATGAAAACAAAAATATGGGAATGAAAACGATAAATGCCAGAGATGTTTGGTTTAAAATTTTAGATAGCCAATCTGAAACCGGTGTTCCATATCTTTTATATAAAGATGCTTGTAATAAAAAATCAAATCAAAAAAATTTAGGAACAATTAAGAGTAGTAATTTGTGTTGTGAAATTGTAGAATACAGTGATGAAAATGAAACTGCTGTTTGTAACTTAGCATCAATAGCATTAAGTAAGTTTGTAAAAAACCCTACAATTCCATTTAAACATCTTGATAATATTAAAATTTATACTAAAAATAATTGTAATTGGTGTTTAATGATGAAGAATGAGCTTAAGAAAAATAACATATCATATAAAGAAGAAAAAGTAGAAGTAGAAGATTTTGAATCATTTAAAAAACAACATGGTGTTGAAACGGTTCCTCAATTATATGATGGCGACGATTTGATTGGAGGTTACTCTAAAGTGGCAGAATTATTAAAACCTGTCTTTGATTATGATGAATTACATAAAATTACAAAAATAGTTACAAATAACTTAAATAAAGTAATTGATATTAATTTTTACCCAACCGTGAAAACAAAGACAAGTAATATGAGAAATAGACCTATTGGAATTGGAGTTCAAGGACTAGCAGATACATTTGCTTTAATGAATATACCTTTTTATAGTGAAGAAGCATCTTTTGTTAATAAACAAATTTTTGAAACCATGTATCATGCCGCTTTGGAAAAAAGTATGGAAATTGCAAAAATAGAAGGACCATATAATTCATTTAAAGGGTCACCAGCAAGTCAAGGTATTTTACAATTTGATATGTGGAATGAAAAAGTATCAAATGATAGATATGATTGGGATAAACTAAAACATGAAATAAAGGAAAATGGTATTAGAAATTCATTATTGTTAGCTCCTATGCCCACTGCTTCAACAAGTCAAATATTAGGGAATAACGAATGTTTTGAACCATTTACATCAAATATATATGTTAGAAGAACAATTGCCGGTGAATTTATTATTATTAACAAACATCTTTTGAAAGAACTAATAAACATTGGATTATGGAATGAAGAAACAAAACAACAAATGGTAAAATATAATGGTTCCATTCAAGAAATCAAAAAAATACCCCAAGTATTGAAAGACAAATATAAAATAGTATGGGAGATCCCGATGAAACATATTATCAATATGGCTGCTGATAGAGGTAAATTTATCTGTCAAAGTCAAAGTATGAATCTATGGATGAAAAATCCAACATATGATAAATTAACCACTATGCATTTTTATACATGGTCAAAAGGTCTAAAAACTGGATTATATTATTTAAGAACAAAAGCCAAAGCTGCTCCACAACAGTTTACAGTTGAACCCGATAAAGTAAACGCAAAGCAAGATAATGATGATTATGAAGAAGAAGAATGTTTAATGTGTGGTTCATAATATATAATGTATTGATTATTGATTTATTAAATTATATAAAAAATAATATTTTATATAATTTATAATTTATAACCCACAAATTTTTTTATAATGGTTGTTTAATTCGGGATACATAGATATAATGTCAGCATTATGCTGTATTTTATAATAACATCGAAAACATACATAAACATCTATCATTGAATTATGTAAGTTACTTGGTTCCGTTCCAAATAAATATTTATGTAATTCTATTAATTTAGGCGGTTTATATTTTACCTTTTCAGTTGATTTTAAATTTTGAATTAAACCTTCCAACTCATCCATATAAGTTACACGCACTGCTAATTTATATCTATCATCAAACGTTTGTTTACATTTTTCTAACATTTGTCTAGCATGTATATATTTATCATATCGTGGTATTTTACAAATATCAGTAGAATTATACATTGTACAATACCAACTTTGATTTCCCTTGTAAATATAATCCATCATTTTGTTTCTAATAAATTCAATTCTTACCATTCGTTTATCAAATCGGATATTATGACATACACATCTATCTGCTTGTTTTAAAACATTGGCAAATTTTTGTAATACTAATTTTGGATTCTCTCCCTTTTCCATTGAAATTTGTTTTGTTATTCCATGGATTTTTGATGACTCTTCATTAATTTCAACACTATTAGGAACCTTTAATATATGGTCACCTACATTTACTATTATATGAGAATCCGTATCAAATAATAACCAACTTAATTGAACAATATGGGGATATTTATGAGAATCATATAAAGAATCACCATAATTAGTGATAAGTCCTGTTGTTTCTGTGTCAAATACTAATACCTTCATTTTTTATAATAAAAATGATTATATATTTAAGTAATTCAATTTTATTAATTATATAATTTTATTAATTAATAATTAAATTATACGATTCTAGAATTATTAAAATTAATTTTATGTTTATTTACACGTAATCCTATTAAAGAACTATTTTCAGGCATTCTATACAATATATGGTTTACCCATTGTTTTATAATAGTTGATTGTGTTAATTTTCTAAACGCAATATTATATTTTATTTTATTTAATATCGCTATTTCCACATTATCTACTAATGTATGTAGTGTAAATGTGTAAAATCCTCTATAGGAACCAAATCCACTGTATTTGATAAATTCATCTTGAACTACCTTTTCAATTAAATCATTGTATTTTTTTATGTTTATATCCTTGAAATGTTTATGATTCTTTACAATTTCAATTACTTCATCAAGTCCAGGTCCATTCATTTCATACCAAGCCGACATATTAATTTATATTACTATATTAATCTATAATATTGTAATCAATTTAAACATTCCACTTTCTTTTTAGTTGAATACTCTTCTACTATTTTATAACTAAAACGATGTTTACTTGTAACACCATACTCTTTTATCCCATTCATATGATCTTTTGTTCCATAGCCTTTGTTTTTTCTCATATTATAACGTTCTTCCAATATTGGATATTTATCACATAATTTTTCAATATATAAATCTCGCTCTACCTTTGCTAATATAGAAGCGGCAGCAATAGAAGCATACTTATCATCCCCCTTTACTACACAAGTGTGGGGAATATACTCGCCTTCTCTATTATACGGTTTAAATTTATTACCATCCATTAAAATATGCTCTGGTATTATGTCAAGATTATCCAGTGCTCGATGTGTTCCCCAATAAGTAGCATGAAATATATTTAATTTATCTATCATTTTTTCATCAACAGCAAATGTTGAATATGATATAGCATTTTCTTTAACATAATCATACGCCAACAAACGCTTTCTATGAGATGTTAATTTTTTACTATCTACAATATACTGATTTAAATATTCTTCTTCTTGTGGAAATATAACTGCCGCTGTATAAACGGCTCCAAATAACGGTCCTCTTCCTGCTTCATCAACACCCACTTCCAAACGGTCTTTTTCCATATAACTTAACATTTTGTATAGTAATTACACATACGATATATTAATATCAATTTATTACTTTTTATGTTTTCTTTTTCGCTTGTTTTTTTTAGTTTTATTCTTTCTTTTATTCTTTCTTTTTTTATTTTTTGTTTTATTTTTACTACAAATGTTTTTTGTATTTCCTAGTTTATATTTTCTATCCATGTATTTCATATCTCGTGTTAATATTTCACATTCTTTGGGTTTTTTATATTTTCTATAAATACGCAATATATTGAATCTTCCTTTTTTTGCAATGGCTGCTCTTTTTATTGTTTTACCTGTTTTTTTCTTCTCCATTTCAACACCTTCATCAATAGCTAGTCGCCTCTTTTTTGCTGTGAATTTCAACTTATAAGTATGTTTACGGTTTTTATAATTAATTTTCCTTAGTTTAGGCAATAAAACTCTTGCTTTTCTTGTTTTTACCATATATAAATTGTAAAGATATATATTTTTTTTCATACTATAATTTATATATGAAAAACTTTTTACCTTTAATTATTGTAATATTAATAGCTATTATATTTTCTATTTTAGCATTTTATTCTTCTAGTGTAATTGAAGGAAATACGGGTATGAATAGTGGTAATACAGGTGCATCTTCAGGAACTACAGGAACATCTTCAGGAACTACAGGAACATCTTCAGGAACTACAGGAACATCTTCAGGAACTACAGGAACATCTTCTAGTTCTGCTGTAGCTCCATCTGGAGCTACTGTTGTAGATTGTGAACATTCGTGGAATGATTGGAGTACTTGTAATAATTTTCGACAAACAAGAACAATAAATATTACAAAACAACCACAAAATGGAGGTAAAGCCTGTCCTACTGATCAAACAGAAGAACGTTTTTGTGCTACTTCAAGTGGAACCACTAATCTTGCTACTCAATGTAAAAGACCTACTGATTTGACTGGATACGAGTTTGACACTGAAAATAGAGTAAAGGCAACATTTGAAATTGGTGGTTTAAAATGCGCTAAAGATTATTATGGTAATCCAACTTCAGAAGCATGTGCCTCTACAGGAACTCCTTACTCTTTAAAAGGATGTCATAGAATTATTATCGAAGCCACAAACACAAACCCTCGTATTTTAGCAGTTAATTTTTCAAAACCTATTAGCGTTCGAGGAAGTCCAGGTGACCTTAAAAATAACTTTCAATATAAGGTTGTTTCTATTGACACTGATTTTAAAAAGGTATCGGATGCAGTTATAACTAGTAACAGTCAAATAAAATTAAAAATAGATAAAGATATAGCTAAGGATCAAACGGTTCATATTAAATATCAACAAAATAAAGCAGTAAGTAAGGGAGGAGCAGAATTACAAATAGACGATTCAAAATTAAATACAATCGACCAAATTGCTGTAGTTAATAATATTGTTGATAATATACCACCAAAATTACAATTAATTGTAGTTGAACATAAAAATCCAAATAAACTTAAATTAGTATTTAATGAAACATTACAATCAAATGATTCATTGGATATTAATGATTTTGAAATTTCAATTAATAATAAAGCAGGAAGAAAACCTAATAAAGTAACCATTGAAAATAATACATTAATTCTAGATTTGAGAGGTAATGTTTCTATGAATGATTCTGTTACATTTAAATACACAAAAAATAAAGCAGCAGAAAAACAGATTAAGGATTTAAACAATAATTCTCTTTTAGATATAATAAATATAACTGCTATTAATAATGTAGGTTTTCCTAATAGAGATGCCTCTGCTTCTACACAAACCGGAACTGGAACATCAGAAACATGGGACCAAATGTATAATCGTATTTATGGACGTTCCAATTATGGACCGGATGAAGAATCATATTATAACGAACAATATATTAAAAGCATTGGAGCACATAACCCATTTAAATACATGAATGATAAAGCTAATATTAAATGTAGAGTTGATCCTATGAATAAATCACGTGCTATTTGTGATTTAGGAAGAAATTTCCCAATTCAACAATATAATGTTGATCAATTAAAAGACAACAGAGGAGTTGATGAAGATAAATATATTTTAAAAACAAAAATAGTTCCTGCTGTAAATCCAAGATGCCCAACTTGTTTAGATGAAGATGATTTTAATTCAGAGCTTAAAAAGGATAAAAAAACGGATAATCCATTAGCTTTAAATGATTCTGTTAAAAAATTATTAAATATTCAAGATAATATTTCTTTGGATAAATTTATTAGAACAATTAAAACAAATCCTAATTTAAAAATTAACGAAAATTTAAAAAATGACCTACCAAATATAAATATGCCTCAATTAAATAATAATTTAAAAAATGAACTACCAAATATAAATATGCCTCAATTAAATAATAATTTAAAAAATGAACTACCAAGAGTTAACATGCCTCAATTTAATGATAATTTACAATCTAATATCCAAGACTCTTCTAATTTTAATGCTCCTCAAACAAAAACACAACAATTTAATAATGTGTTAGATAACCCAATGTTTAACACAGGATTAAAAACACCAAAACTAAATACTAATTTGGCTAATCAAGTAAGTAATACTATGAATCAAGCAGTTCCAAACGCTGCTGATGTAGTAAATATGGATCCTAGATTTTTAAATGAAAATACACCTACACCTCCTATACATGAAATGGGGAATGTTAAAACTACAAATCCATCTAGCGGATTTATACCACGATTAACTAGCTTTTCTTCTTTCTAATATTACGACCAATGACATAAATCTTATATAAAATTAATACTAAATACATTAATTTTATATTTCAACTCTTTTTTTTATACAAGCCTTATCCATTTGAAATGTTTTTTCTTTATTTTCCTTTGGAACTATTTTAATTACACACTTAGCTTTATGACCGTATAATGGTGTTTCACATCCTTTTTCTTTTTTATTTTTAATTTTCTTAAGTTCTTGAACAATTTTATCAACAGAAGTCTCGCTACATCTAGCTCTAAAATGTTCGTATCTCTCCCTTACATCTTCATAAGTTAATCCTGATTTTTTCTTTAACATTGTATTAATATGTTCATGTAAATCATACATCCATTTAGAAAAGTTGTCTCTATTTTTCAACGCGGTATTTGTTAGAGGTACTGCTTTCAAATTTTTACGCAAATTCATTCTACAGTATTTACACGGCAATACATATTTTAAAGACATAACAAACTGTTTATAATATTTTTTTTGAACATCTGTAGGATTCACTGGATAATTAAAACTCATTGTATGTAAATAATGCCATAAACTTGGTCCCCATACAGAAGTTAACATTCCATCTTTACTTTTAAAATCATTTTTACCATATGTTTTTTTTCTTGTTTTATTTTTTTTAACCCTTATATTACGTTTCGTCTTATTTACCATTAATATATATCGATATTATATTTTACTACAAATTATTTAATATAACTTGTTTCACCTTTTAAATAATTTACCAAATTTTTAGAGAATGTTGTTTTTTTTGTTAAGTCAACATTATATTTAGATTTCCATAGTTTTTTATAATACTCATTTGTAGATATATTATCATGAACATCAATAATTTTTATTGTATTTTTAGTTTTACTTTGATTTAGTATTATCATTATTATAATTTAATTAATATGTTTAAATTCGTTAAATAATTATTCAAAAAAAATATGATTATTTGTATATGGAAAGTGTAAAGCAAAGTGTAAAACAATTTGTAGGCAACAATAAAAAAAAAATAATTTTATGGATTGTATTATTAGTTATTTTTATAATCGCGGCTGTATTTGTTTATGTAAATTATATACAACCACAATTAGTAGATATGGAATATAGAGCTAATTATGAGTTTGATGAAACAATTGAAAATGAATTAAAACCACAGGGGTTAAAGGGTCCTAAAAAACCAGCAACTATTTATTTATTCTGGGCTTGTTGGTGTCCAAATTCAAATAAAGAAAGTATGACAGGAGAAAAATTACACCAAGTATGGGATACTATTGAAGATGAATATAAAAACAAAAAGTGGTCACCATCTAGCAAATATAGCCTTGTCTTTAAAAAGGTAAGTGAAAATAATGTTGATTTTGTAACTATGGAAAAATTGGTTAAAAAAAGCGGTGAAATTGAAGGGTTCCCATCTATTTACTTAAGAAAACAAGAAAAAGTAACAAACGCAGGTGGACCTGGTATGGAGTATGTTGTATATGAATTTGATGCTAATCCAACTATAGAAAATTTAAAAGAATTTATATCACATGTTCTTAAAATATAAAACTAACTAATCGTCTTTTGTATCTTTTATAAATTCAATATATTGATTTGCTTCATCAATTGATTCTAAATATATATTTTTACGCATATCTTCTGAATGGATTAACATATTTAAATCTAAATTACCATAATCAATAACATTAAACCTCATAAAATATTTACAATCTGTATTCTTAACTAAAGAAACACCATGAACATGTAGCTTATCTATAATTTTAAGAATATAAGGAAAATAACTATCATTTACTCCTATATTTCTAGTAACGGAATGTATTTCATTACATTCTAAAGCAAATACTTCATCTTTAGTAATATTTTCATTACTTAAACATATATCTAATGGTGAATTTAAACATATACCACCGTCTAGATAACATATTCCATTATATTCATACGGTTTAAAAATACAAGGTATACAACTACTAAAATATATAGCATCAATTAGTAAAATATCAGGAGTAGTTTCATAATTAAATTCTTTTATTTCAAATGAACAAGCATTAAGTGCAAATATAGATAATTTTTTATTTGTAGAATTATAAAATTCTTTCATTGTAACTGTATTTAAATCATAACCTTTTGACTTAAACAATGGTTCTATAATTTGAATTAAATGTTTTTTATTAAATATACCTTTATCTGTGAAATAATTCATAAACTGAATATTATTAACATTAAATATCTTGTGCCAAGTTCTTTCTATAAAATATTTTACTACAGTTTCATATTCTAGACCTAAACACAATATAGATGATAATACCGATCCAGCGGATATTCCATAATATCCTTCTACATTGTTTAAATCAATAATGTTATTATTTATAAAGCCATGAATTAATCCTAAAAATTTAAGTAAATTTAACCCTCCTGATGGTAAACAAATATATTTTATCATATAATTATATAAATTAACACGATATAATTATAAGTTTTTTATCTAATTAAAAATTAATGGATGATAGATTTAGAGAAAAATTAAATCTTGATGAATTATTCACGCAAGATAAAACAAACAATAATAATAAAACAAAAGTATATCAAAAAATATTACAACGTGTTCATAATAAAATAAAATTAACATCTCGTCAACGAAACAATATGAAATGTTGTTGGTTTGTTATACCTGAATTTATATTGGGTTTACCTAAGTATAATATAGAAATTTGTACGCAATATTTAATGGAAAAGTTAGATGATAATGGATTTATAATGAAATATACTTATCCTAATTTACTATTTATATCTTGGAATCATTATATTCCCGACTACGAACGTATTGCTATTAAAAAAGAACAAGGGATTTCTATTGATGGGTTTGGTAATGTAATTAAGAAAAAAAAAGAAAAAGATGATAGTAATCCCAATAGTTTAATGTTGAAAAATGCTCCAGAAAATACCACTTCAAAAAAAGGCATACTTAAAAAATCGAATAATGATAAGTATAAATCGATAAATACATATAAACCAGGTGGTCTTATATATTCAAATGAATTAATTAATAGTATTAATAATGCTACTCATAAAGACGAATAATTGATAACATATAAACTATATTTTATCAATCAATATCTACTTCATTTTCTATCATTTTATTATCCATTCCATCTAATGCGTCATATATATCTACTGTTTTAGCAATGTCTTTTATAATCACTTTATTTGTATCTTCTTTCTGATTTATGATTTGTGATGAAATATTGAATTTTAACTGTTCTTTGTCTCCATCATGAGGTAATGGATTTTCTTTATCATATTCCTTATAGAAATCAATATACGCTTTTTTATGTAGTTGGTCTACTTTTGTATATAATTTGCTATTATTATCCATTGCTATATCTTTAACCCATCCGTCTCTCTCATCTTTTACAATAAAATTTTTCTTTTTTTGATCCGTACAATGTATTGGTCTTTCGGTTACTGGTAAATCTTCTAGTCCTTGTAATACTTTTTTAGAAATAAAATTTTCAATTAATTCATTATTATTAACTATATCACAAAGCTTAAATGATATGTTATTTATAAAATCTTGTATTGGTTGAGCATTTGAGCAATAATTATCCAAGAAAACATTAATCGATATATTATTATTATAAATGATATTTTGCTTATTTTTCATCTTTTTAATGGTATTTGTTTCTTTTTTAATTTCATTTTGACTTTCTATTATTTTGCTTATTTGATCTTTTAATAAATTAATTTCATATTCTTCTTTTAACAATTGTTGTGATACAGATTTTTTTTCAGGAATTACTTCCACTTTTTTTTTAATTTTAACACTTTTTCTCCCTATGTTGCTCGTTTTTTTAATGTGTTTTTTAGTCTTTAAGTGTTTCTCATAATGTGACTTTTGTGATGCCTTATAGTCACAATATTCACAATAAAATTTAAATGTTGGTTTGGGAGTTTTTTTAACACTTTTAACACTTTTAACACTTTTTAACACTTTTTCTTGATTTTCTAAATGTTTTTTGGTTTCAATATGTCTAAGGTAATTTGAATGACGAGAGGTAACATAATAACAATTTTCACAAACATATTTATTTTTTTCAGTTGCTCGTTTTTTGTATTTTTTTGCTCGTTTTTGCTCGTTTTTTTCCATCTATATAAAAAATAGAAAAAATATTTAAGCTATTTTTTTGAATAGTTAGAAAAAAAAGTCTCCAAAAAAAGGCACTATTTTGTAAAAAAGTCTCCAAAAAAAGGCACCCTTAGAAAAATGGTACCTGTTCTAATGGTGCCTTTTTTACAAAATAGTGCCTTTTTTACAGAATTTTGCCAAAAATCATGAAAAAAAAATCAAAAAAAAATCAAAAAAATTGGAAAAAATAGTGATTTTTGACCCATTTTTGAGGGGGCAAAATGTATTTTTTGGTTTCAATACAATAACAAGACAAAAAAACATTTAAAAATTCGTGGTTTGGTGTGGTCTTAATTTAACACTTTTTTTTGACGTGTCTTTTTTTTGACCTTACCATAAAAATTTAAAATAAGAAAAATAATTAAAAAATAAAACGACTATTGGTAATCAAAATATTTTAAAAAAAACTAAAAAAAAACACGAAATTTAACACTTTTTAACACTTTTTTTTTGAAAAAAAAATTTATATAGTCTCAAGATTTTGATTAATTTTGGTTTTTGTTACTATATATGGTAAAATAAAAAAAATCAAAAAAACGAGCAGAATTTCGTTTTTTGTGCTCCTTTTTGCAAAAAAACGAGCAGAAATTGGGCATTTTTGTAAAAAAGGCACCATTAGAACAACCCTGATTTTCCTAAGGGTGCCTTTTTTTGGAGACTTTTTTACAAAATAGTGCCTTTTTTACAAAAAATCATTTTGCCACTTTCGAGCAAAAATATAAAACATAAACCATTTATGGTAATAAATTAAAATTTCGTTAAAAATCATTTTGGTCTTGTAAAAAAGTCTCCAAAAAAAGGTTCCCTTAGAACGATTTTTTGCAAACATTTTTTTTCAGTTTTTGCAAAATTCAAAAATTTTCAAAGCTCAAAACTCAAAAAACTTTTAGTAAAAAAATCGTTCTAAGGGAACCTTTTTTTGGAGACTTTTTTTGGAGACTTTTTTACAAGATTTTGTGCTCGTTTTTTTGCCACTTTTGAGCAATATTTTTTTATTAGATTTTGCTCGTTTTTTTGCCACTTTTTCAATTATTTAATATGAAATTCAAAAAAAATAATTGCTCAATATAATTGCCACTGTTTTCCAAATTGATCAGTATAATATGCTATAACCCAACCTAATAATGAAAATATTGTATCGCCTATACTATTTATAATACTATCTGGTCTAGGTTTCCCACCTGGCCACCAAGTAATATAGTTATTTATAAAATAAATTCCTTGTTGTGTATTTTCTATTAATTCAAATATTGTATGTAAAACAAACCATGATAATAATGATATATCCCAAAAATAGACAACAATTCCCACAGCAAAATGTAATAATGAATATTGATCTATAAATTTATTACCCATTTTATATTATTTAATAAAAAAAATATAAAATTATGTTTAAAAATATGTAATATATAATTTATATATTATCTATAGTTTATTAATTGTAAACAACTTACATATTATTACGCTGTTTATATATTTCATTGTATATTTGAATTCCTCTTTGAAAATCCATTTCACATCCAATATACATTTTTTTAATAGCATTTTGTATATCTTTCATAATTTCATTATTTAACTTATCTTCAGTTAAATCACCTTTAATCTTAATAGGAACATCTTTTTTTAGATCAAAATCAAATAATCGGTGTAATAATCCAATTAGTTCAGTTTCTCTATCTTTAACATTTTTAATCATAGTTTGGAAATGAGTTCCATATTTAATAAATAATGAATCTTTTCGCTTGGATGCGTCGCCTATAATAGGTGCTCCCCAGGGTGCTTTTTTATCATTACATTCTTTCATTTTTGTATAATCAGTTAGTTTAATATCACTAAACTCTTTAATATCCTTCGTATTTTGTTGATTGGCAGGAACAAATGCCTTGTAAAAATCCTTAACATCTTTTTCATATTGTTTTTTTGATTTATCAGACATAACAAATACCCCTTTTAATTGCTTACCTTCTATTTCTATTTTCATAAAATCCTTATACAAGTTTTCTAATGATTTTATACCTGGTTCATCCGCTAAGGTCATTGTTTCAATTAAATCAGAAGTCATTTGAACTTTACCTTCTGTTAGTTCATTAACACCTCCCATTTGCATTGTTTTTTGTTCTTGTGTTACTCCTTCATCCTTTTTAGGTTCTTCTTCTTTTTCATCCTTTTTAGGTTCTTTTTCTTCTTTTTCTTCTTCATCCTTTTTAGGTTCTTCTTCTTTTTCATCCTTTTTAGGTTCTTTTTCTTCTTTTTCTTCTTTTTCTTCTTTTTCTTCTTCATCCTTTTTAGGTTCTTCTTCTGTTTTTTGTTCTTCTTGTGTTGGTTGTTCATCCTTTTTATGTTCTTCTTCTGTTTTTTTAGGTTCTTCATCTGTTTGTTGTTCTTTCTTTTTAGGTCCTTCTTTTTTTTGTTTTTTAATAAATGATTTTGTTAGGATTGGGATTTTTCTATTTTTCACATTCATTTTACAATTATTAACGTTTAATTTCATTTGTTTCTCTCCCATTGTTTTAGGTTTAAGATAATGAATTCTTCTGGAACATAAACTACGTAATCCTATATCTGCTTTATTTTTGTTTTCAGAACTGATTTCATCAAAAACAGAACTAACTTTTTCATTTCCTTCAATATCTTTGTAAACATAAACAGGACTAATAGCACTTACAATAGCACTATATGCTTGAAATACCCTTGTATAAAATCTAGAGACATTTAAACATAGAGCATCTTTATCGCCCTTATGATTTACCTTTTTTAATTGTTTATAGTCATTATCATCAATAACATATAAATCTTGTGTTCCGTACTTAATTCGTGTAGATACAATATTAATATTTATAGGATCCAACTTTTTCTTTAGTAATTGTTGAGTCAAAATAGATACTTCATTACAGTATCGTGGGTCATCAAGTTTTTTTAAATTTTGAAAGGATTGTTCAAATATTAATTTAGAAGCCAATAAATCAATGCTATTTATCAATTCTTCATTAAAATACATATCCGCTGACTTTTTCTGTTGACTTTGGGCGTTACCCATATATGTTATAAATATATATAATAAAATTGAATTAAATATAAAATATAGTTATTATTTTAAAATGTTAAATGTTAAAAATGTAAAATACACAAAAAAAAAGAAAAAACAGAAAAAAAATGATAAATTATGGGAAGCATTTGATCATGAATATAATCCAAAAACACAATCATTAGAGTTGATGTATTCTAAACAAGATATACAATCTAGAGAAACATGTGAGTTATGTAATTTTCCACTACAATATTCAGAATCTAATTATTTAACATGTAGTAATACAAAATGTAGTGTAATTTATAAAGATAGTTTAGATCAAACGGCCGAATGGAGATATTATGGCGCTGACGACTCGTCCAATTCAGATCCAACAAGATGTGGAATGCCTGTAAATCATCTTTTAAAAGAATCGTCTTATGGATGTAAAGTAATATGTAATGGTCGGTCGTCCTATGAAATGAGAAAAATAAAAAGATATACAGAATGGCAATCTATGCCATATAAAGAAAAATCTCAATACGACGAGTTTCAGCATATAAAGGCAATGGCTCGTATATCTGGTATACCTAAAATGATACAAGATGAAGCATTAAGACAACATAAAACTATATCAGAAATGAGAACATTTAGAGGATTTAATAGAGAAGGAGTTATAGCAGCTTCCGTTTATATTGCTTGTAGAATTCACAATTATCCAAGGACAGCAAAAGAAATAGCAACTATATTTAAGTTGGATACAACAGCTGCTACTAAGGGTTGTAAACATGCTGTTCATTTATTGGAGAAAAATGAAACGGGCTTAGAAAATAATGAGAAAACACATTTTCATAGAACAAAACCCATTGCATTTATAGAACGATATTGTAGTAGGTTAAATATGAATAATGAATTAATAAAGTTGTGTAAGTTTGTAGCAATGAAAATAGAAAAACAAAATCTAATACCCGAAAATACACCACATAGTGTGGCTGCTGGTATTGTATATTTTGTAGCACAGTCATGTAATTTAAATATAAGTAAAAAGCAAGTAAATACTCATAGTGAAATAAGTGAAGTTACTATTAACAAGTGCTATAAAAAATTAGACAAAATTAAAAATACATTAATACCAAACAGTATTATATCAAAATATTCTTTATAAATAATAAAGTTTCATATAAAATATATTTTTATATGAAATAAATCAAATTAGTTTATTAAATCAGCAATCATTTTATTTCTTACTTTATTCCAGTATTCTCTTCCTTCACTACCACCTTTATGTGTAACTTGATTAGGATGTAGACGATAATACAATAATGGTTCTGAAAAATTATAAACAACCCCAAACATTTTTAACATACGTAATTCTAAGTTAAAGTCCTCGGCCATCTTTTTTAATTCTGGATTGTAATTACCGGCGTTAATAATGGAAGATTTTCTATAACAAACAGTAGGATGATTTACAAACCAATGAACTGGTTGTTGTTTAAAATCTTGCCATCGTATAGTAGGTAGTCTTGTAATATCTACGGTTTTAGTTATTTTATCACGAAACATTTGTATTTGTGCTCCGCAAATGTGTATTTCTGGATTATTTTCCATAAATTTCAATTGTTTTGCAATTCTGTCTGGAAACATTATATCATCACTATCCATTTTTATAATTATTTCATTGCTACACATTAAAACACCATGATGAAGTGTGTATCCGATTCCTTTATTACCATCATTTTCTTTATAAATTACCGTAACAAATCTCGTTGTTTTTTCAAAGTGTTCTAATTGTTTTTTAAGTAACATGGTATGAAGTTTATCTGAACCATCATTGATCCAAACTAATTCAATATGAAACAATCCTAACTGTGATTTTATGGAATCAAGACATTCCTTTACATAAGAAGCCTGAGTATTTAAACTAGATACTAAAACAGAGACAGATTTATTAGGTTTAGAAAACTCTTTTGGGAGAGAAAGCTGATTCATTGTTTCATAACTTTGTTTAGTTGAACCCCATTCTTGATAAGCATATACCTTTTCATGTCCCTTATATTCTATTCCACTATAATGACGAGGTAAAAAATAGTAACTAGGAAATATTGTAATTTCGCTATGCATATTATAGTCATTTACAATTCTAGTAAGCAATCCTGGTCCTACATTATACCAAGCACGTTGCCGTGTTAATGCATTGGATACAGGGTTTTGACGTATCCATTTAATACAATGTTGTACTATTGGATGGTGAGGTGGAAACCCCATGGTTCCGGTAGCAATCAATCCTTTTCTAATTTGCTCTTGTTCGTATCCAGCAAAACATCCGCCTTTACATTTCAATAATGTATCATCCACCGGCTCAATACAAATAGAATCTGCATCTACAAATACTCCGCCATATTTTTCCAATATTTCCCATCGTATAATATCGGCTTTCCCATTGATTTCTTCCATTGAATCAATCTTATCGTTCAAGGTCAGCATCATTCCTCGCTTCTTTAATTCTTGTTCATTCCAAAATATATATTCAAAACCTAACCCAACGTGCTTATCTTTCCATGTATTCATAAACTTAGTAGGTGCTGGTTTCGTTCCAATCCATAACTGATGTATGATTTTTGGTATATTCATTAATAATATTAAACAATTGGTTTTAATATTATTTATTTATGATTATTTTACAATCATGGACTATTTTTGTTAGTTATAATTGTAATAGATGGTATAACTCCTATTGTATGTATATTATATATTTTTTTATATTTAGTTAGTATTGGTTGTATTTTAGGTTTATTGTATTTAATCATCCATTCAATATTATCTCTATCATTACTACCCCCTTCCATTATAATAATACCATCATTTTTCAACTTATTTATATATTTTTGAAACATATATTCATATACATCTCCGTTATTAGCAATATCGATATGTAATATATCGATTGAATTATTTGAATATAATTCTGAAACTTCATAAAAATCACCATAATTAATATTAACATTATTATGACGAGAAAATTTTTGAACTATTTTTTCTTTATCAGCATGATTCCCATTAAAATCATTGAATATATCATAAGCATCGATCCTTGTGTGTGGTGATGAATTTTCTATAAATTTAGACAGTGAATACCCCTCTAGAATACCTATTTCTACAATTGTTTTTGGTTGATTAATAAATGTAATAGTAGATAATAAATCTCCAAAATTTATATTATTATTATATGATGAAATCATTTAAATATACAATTTGTATTATATTTAAATGAATATTCCATTATTTAAAGTTTTTATGAGTGAAGATGTAATACAACCATTAAACAATGTATTGATGTCGGGTTATATCACACAAGGAAAACAAGTAGAAGATTACGAAGCTGAACTAAAAAAATTTTTAGGAACAGAATATCTATTGACTCTTAACAATGCTACCGCAGGATTAACATTAGCGACTAGATTATTAAAAAAAGAAGACAATACATTCGACTGGCCGGGTTTTGATGAGGAAAATGATATAGTATTAACACCCGCATTAACTTGTTTTGCTACAACAGCTGCTGTATTATCTAATAATGTAAATATTAAATGGTTGGATGTTGATTTAAATACAGCAAATATAGATTTAGAAGATATTAAAAGAAAGTTAAATAAACATACTAAGATTATATATTTGGTTCATTGGGGAGGAACCCCGGTAGATCTAGATAAATTAAATCAAATATGTGAAGAACATAAAACGATATATGGGTTTAAACCAATGATAGTAGAAGACTGTGCTCATGCATTTGGAACTGAGTATAATGGAAAAAAACTAAGTAATCATGGTAATATATGTGTATATAGTACACAGGCTATAAAACATTTAACCACTGGTGATGGTGGTATTATAACACTACCTTATAAATCTTTATATGACAGATGTAAGTTATTGAGATGGTATGGAATAGATAGAGACAAAAGAAATTATAAAGGTAAGGATTTTAGATTAGAACATGATATTGCTGAATATGGATATAAATTTCATATGAATGATATAAATGCTACATTGGGGTTATATAATTTACCACATATACCTTCCTTATTACAGAAAAATCGCGCAAATGCAACGTTTTATGATGATAAATTAAAAGATGTACAAGGTATTAAATTAATGGAAAACAATCCAAAATGCAATTCAGCATATTGGCTTTATACCATTCGTATATTAAATGGAAAAAAGCAAGAATTTATGGATAAAATGAAAGAAGTTGGTATAATGACAAGTCAAGTCCATAATAGAAATGATATAAATACATGTGTTAAAGAATTTGAAGAAATATTACCTAATTTGGATATATTAGAAAAAGAATTAGTTTGTATACCAGTAGGGTGGTGGTTAAAAAAAACAGATTTAGAGTATATCGTATCAAAAATAAAATTATTCTATTTATAAATAATGTATTAATATTATATCTAATGATGTTGAATATAATATACTTAAATATGAAAAGCTTTACAAATATTTTTATCAGTAATATGTAGATTATAATCCACCAACTCATCATTTCCTATTAATATAATAAACTTCTGAGGTTGTATATCTGGTCTCAAATGTTGAGGTATAGCATTATCATAATAATTAGAAGCTTTATCTAATTTATAATGTATATTTTTATCTAGTATAATATTTAATTCATAATTTTCATTTCTTTTTACTTGATATTGTATGTTATTTAAATAAACTAAATAGCTTTCATTCTTATTTTTAAAATCCAATGATAATTTAATGTTAAATTTGTTAAAATCGTGTTTAAAAATAGAGTCAAATATGGCGTGTTTTAAGTATAAACTTAAAACGTTTGCTGGTTTATTATTTACTAGTATAGTTTCATATTTAGAATAAGATATTAAATTATATTTTGTTACAATATTTCGATCGATAATTTCATTTGTATTTTTGTTATTTTTATTTAAGTTAAACACCGTGATACTTGCTCTGTACCATGGAAAAATATGTTTTCTTTTATCCATTGCTTTTAATAATTTATTAGTCAGTTCTTTATTAGGAACTAATCCAAATTTACCAACATAATTTATATATTCATCGTATTCTAATGGATTAAAATGTTGTGAATGAACAATACCAGCTGACCAAGACATAATAATAATATCTTTAGCAAAATTAACAATATTTCGCATATAATTATCAGCATACATTGGATCAATATGTTCAGCTACTTCTGTCGAATAAACAATGTCATACTTACTATTTTTATATAAATCATCCCTTAAATCTGAAATTTCAATAAAGTCTTTGATAATAGGTGAACAGTGCTCTGATTTTTTATGGTATTCAAAATATTCGATTCCTTTTACCTTAACATTATGATTTTTTTTTATATTTTTTATTAAATGTCCAGTTGCACATCCTAAATCTATAAAGGAACTTATTGAATTAAAATTAAAAATTTCATTTATGGATTCATACATGTCTTTATAATTACCGTCATTATATTCAACACGTATTTCATCATTTTTATTATAATAATTAGAAATATTTATTTTTTCCATTATATATAATTCACTATTTCATATCTTTAAGTAATGTCTACTAGAATTTGAATATATTTATACGATTAATTATAAATTACAAATATATTAAAGGGAATTCTTAATTATTATTTATTATGAGAATTATTATAACAGGCGGAACAGGATTTTTAGGAAAGCGATTGTCTAGAAAATTAAAGGATCATAAACATGAAATCATGAGTTATGATATTGTTGATGGATATGATATATTAAATACTAAGCAATTAGAAGAAGCTTTTATTTCTTTTAAACCTAATTGTGTTATACATTTAGCGGCGTGTGCTGATTTAAATATATTTGCTAAGAAACCAGAAATATCCTATAAAATAAATGTAATTGGAACAAGAAATATTTTAAATTTATGTGAAAAATATAATTCTAGATTATTATTTGCTTCAACTTGTTGTTGTTATGGAAACAATAATACACATCCTTCAGATGAAACATCTCCAACATGTCCAACTGAGTCGTATGCAAAATCTAAAAAAGAGAGTGAAAAAGATATATTAAAAATAGGATTACCTCATTGTTGTATGAGATTAGCAACTTTTTATGGTCCTGAAATGAGACCAGCGTTGGCACCTGCGGTATTTATAGAGAAATCACATAAAAATGAAGTTATTGAAATACATGGAACTGGAAAACAAACGAGGACAATGACTTATGTAGATGATATTGTAAGCGGAATTATTACGATTGCTGAAAGTCCTCCGAAATTTAATATCATAAATATAACTACAGAAGAAATAGTAAGTGTTTTAGATATGGTTGAACATGCGAAAAAAGTGACTGGAAATAATGTTGTATGTTCATATACTAAAGATAGAGAAGGACAAATATATGAAGAAGTTATTCATTCTAAAAGATTACAATCATTAGGATGGAAATGGCAAACCAGTTTTAAAGAAGGAATGCAAAATAGCTATAAATATTATTTGAATAATAAAGAAAAATGGTAAGATAATAAAATAAATATATTTTATTGTATTACAGTATTATTGCATTATTCCAAGAAGGAGGCCCACAGAAATCAATTCTTGAATAATCGTAATTTTTCATTTTATAATTTTGCCAAGAACCGAAATAAGGTCTTTCATAGTCAGCAATACCAGCTATAGCATCAAGTCCATGTCCAATATCAATAAATATACCATTTGGTTTAACGTTTTTTAAATTGTAAAAAAATTTTAATTTGGATACACCGGCACCAATAAAATATACTTTACAATTACTATTTTTAACTGTTTCAAAAATACGTGTTTCTATAGTATCGTCTTCCAAAGCACATCGTTGTGGTATGTCAATATATTCAAGAAAATAATCATTTTCAATATATTTTTTATATTCATCGTAATTCATAAGATTTTTTATTATATCCAACTTATCTTTATTACCAATAAAACCTATTTGATTTTTAAATGTTTTTAAAACCCATTTATTTGCTAATAATCCATATATAATGTCTAATGGCATATCCATTTTTTCATTTTTATAATTTTGTGAAAAATAGATAGTATTATTAAATAATTTATTTATAGAATTTCTTTGTTTAAATTCTATATATACATTTTTATAATGTATTAGATCACATATCCATTTTTCAAAATCTCTTCCTATTTGAGTAGTAATATAATCTGAGTTTGCTATACTTTCTA